AATACGGGGAGGCGGGAGCTCCGGCATGTGACATCCATAAGTTTGATGAAATTTTGGATAAGATTGATACTTCTTTTGTCCGGGTGGTGCAATAAATGGGTCAAAACAGAAACACCGGAGCGGATAACACCAATATTGTATATGGCAATCCCGAGAGCTTTCGACAACTCATTAAAAATCACGGTCAATTGGCGAAAATAAGGCAGATGCTCCCGTGCCCGTGTAGCGGCGGCAATCACAACGTGCCCGATGATGATTGCTCTCTTTGTCATGGCGATGGAATGATCTATACTCATCAACGAAGGTTCTTGATCGCAGACGAGGATTCACTATGCAATCGCAAGGCAACCGAGATATATCCTTATTTTTACCCCGTACTTGAAGTCACAAAAGTAGAACGCTTGACGTCTGCAAAGCAGGGCGGGATTACGCCGATGACCGTCAAAAGTTTTGATGAAAAAACCATTTACGTTGAAAATGATAAAAACGACGTCAAAGAATATGAGCAGAAGCGAGTTACATATTTTTTCGACGGATGGACAAAGATTGAAGGCGAAGTTTTAAAAACGGATGCGGCAAATGGTTTGATGTGGCCTGAAGGAACATTTTATAACGCCGAATATCAAAGTAGTAACCCTCTCCGGGCGGAAGCAGATATCACCGAAATCATTCAGATCAAAAACACGAAAACCGGTCATATTCTAACGAAGAACGAATACAAGATGCTTGGGAATCTGATCAAAACCACTGCTCAAATTGATGAAGGGTTCATGGTCATGGATTATTATTATTCCGATCTGACTCAAATCATTACGGCGGATCTAAAAACCAAAGATCCTCTGGAAAAATGGACAAACGATCTTTCAAGCGGAGACATTCGATGCGCGGTTTTCCCATGGTGGAACATTTCCAAGGGAGATCTTGTCGTCATTGCCGCTGATGCTCAGTACAAAAATCAGTTGTTCACGCACACGTCCGATTATGACAAAATGAAAGAGATCGAAGTTTTTGAATTAAACGATGTCATGATTGATCAGGACGGGAACAAATATTATCGTGAAGTTGATTATACCCTGGTTGGATTCCGGTATGTTTATTGGATGGGGACGAACAAGCCAAAGAAAGGGGCGATCATGTCCATTAAATACGGATTCAAGCCGACATTCATTTGTTTTGAAGACAATCCGGAACCGAACAACTTGGAAAATAGACGATATCCAAAGATCATTTATGTAAAAGAATTCACGAAAACAAGCAAAGACGAAATCAATTGCCTGATGTCGGTGGGTAATTAATGGAAAAAATATCAGAATACTCCGAATACGAATTCAACTCCCTGAATTACTTCTGTGACAAAATAGAAATGGCATTGAACGACAGAGATCTTCCCGGACTATTTAACAATAAGATTGAAAAGATTGTGGTGTCAAAAGAACATCCGCTGATCACATACATTGCCAGTACATTATTGAGCAGCAAAACAAACGAAACTCAAGACGGCGGACTTCTTCCGGCAATAGGCGTCACTCCGGGAAGCAATCATGCTTCGATGGAAACCTTTGCAAAGAACCCTGTCATGCAATTGGTCGACGATCAATACATTGCAAAATTAAAAGAAATCAGAGCATTGGATTTTAAAGAACGCAAAAAAGATGGGTTAATCACTGACGATCAAATCGACAACATTCTTTTGGCATACAGAAAAAAAGGCACGACCAAAATGTTCTACCAAAGGAATTCTTGGGGATGGGATGAAGAGGTTAACGTCTCATGCTGGTCGGACAATATTGATCGCGATAGAATTCTTGCCATGATAGTTGACAGTACCCTTGCGCGACTGACAATCGAACAAGACTCTCCCGTCCGAAATATGAAATACAGCATGGTCAACGGGTTAACAAACTTCAATTATGGTCGCATTCTTTTTGGAACTGAATTTAACTTGACTTTTTTCAACAGATATTCGATATCTTCTATTTATACAGAAGAACACATTACAGATGTCACATTTGTAAATACGTTCAGAACCCCAAGTTTACATGGAGAATGAACGTATGATACTTGATAAATACCTCTCTGAACATTCCCCGAATCGTCATCTCGATAAAGTTATAATCAAATGGTTTTTAAATAGAAGCGGCGGTGCCTTTTTCGACAAATCAAAAGAAGATTGGGACAAGATCATGTCTGATTTTTTTGGTGAGACGGAACGGGCGGAAGTTGTTGCTCCAAAAATCGAAGAACCTGTCGAAACTGCTAAACCGAATTCCAAGAAAGGAGATACTAAATAATGGCTCAATGGTATGATTTTGCCGGACAACGGGTTATCCTCCCCGGCGCATATACAAAACGATTTTTCCCAAAAGACCAAGGTGCGGGATCAACCGCTGGAAAAGTTCTGATCCTTGGTGAAGCCTCAAAAGGCGGAGTCCCATACACTGCGCATGCGGATGTTGAAGACATCATCAATGTGGTGACCGGTCAAGCTCAAGCACTGAATGTCTTTGGCGGTGGCGATCTTTACTACGGAGCAGAGTTTTTCCTGACTCCGACAAAAGACGCTCGTTTCAACACCCCTTCTCAGGCAAATTGCATTGTCGTGAACCCCATGACTCAGGCCACAACTTCGCTTCTGAACAGCGCAACTCAAGTCCTTGATATTGGTTTTGGCAAATATGGCACCGATGGAAATCAAGCGGCTGTCAAGATCAGTGCCGGAACGACCACTGGGAAACTGTTGCAACTCCTGTATAAAGGAGCTGAAGTTCTCAATGTTGACAACGTGACACTGCCGCTGATGTCCATCCGGTACACTGGATCGGGTTCTGCTTGTTCTATGGCAATAACGGCGACAACCTTGTCAACAACCGTCACCGCTGGCGGAGCAACCGACACGCTGTCGATTACCCTTGCAGATTATGACAGTCTGGGAAGTCTTATCAACTTCATCAATAGCAACTCTGCTTACACATGTACTCTGACCGGTAAATCGGACGAGTTTACCAATGTGTTTGACATCGTGACCGCTCAAGACATCAAAACCGCAGCATATGAGTGTGTGGGAATTGTCCAGGCACTGATGAGATCCATCAATGCAAGCGAAACCTTCTCGGTTGCACTGCATACCGGAAGTACTCGCCTGATTCCAGACAACCTTTCGGCGTATAAGTTTCTTACTGGCGGAACCGTTACGGCGGCAGCAACAAGCGACTGGACGGCGGTTCTGGCAAAACTTGAAAAATATGATGTGGATGCGATCGTTCCCATGTCGGGAAGCACTACGATACAAAATCTTGTAGCAGCTCATATCGAAAAAATGAATGCAGTCAAGGTCAAGAAATATCGTCAAGCAGTCACAGGTGCCGGAAGCACCACAAATACGAAAGCTCTTCGGATTGCTCAGATCAAAAGCTTGAATTCCGCATATATCGAATACGCGGTATCAACGTTCAAGCGTTTTGATTACGTGAAAAACGTTGTTCCTTCAGTGGATTTTGATCCGTACTATCTGGCACCGATGATCGCCGGATTCCGATATTCAAACAATATCGGAATGGATCTGGTTTTCAAATATCTGAATGTTTTATCTACCCCGGAGCTGACAAAAGAAGATCAAGAAACATACGCAGAAGCGGGTTCAGTTTTCATCCAGAAAACAACAAATGTTCAGGATTCAACTCGTAACTTTGAGATCTTGTGCGATAACAGCACATACCAGGGATCACAAGTGACCAGAACAAATCCTGCATGCGTGTACGAGATCAACAAACTTACCAAAGATTTTGAAGATCGTACAATCGAAAAGATCCGGGCACTCGATGAAGTCGCAAACAGTGTGATTATGAGCTCAATTGAGAACTGGATCACAACGTATCTATTCCCGTACTATCGTGACAGCAAAAAATGGATCACGAATTATACTGATGCTTCCGGAAACACTCAGAAAGCATTTGATAATGTAACGTTTGAGCAAGATGGCGAACAATTCAAGGTTTCGGCTACTCTCACAATGAGCGTAACTCCCCGTTTTGTTTTCAACTTCCTCACTTTTATTGTTCCCGGTCAAAATGTATAAGGAGGCTTTTTAAATGGGTTTTAACGCAGGAAATGAACCACGGACACCACTCGGAAGCGGTATTGACTGCCTCCTGATGCAAGACAATCGAATCCTTGCATATAGTACGGACATGAGAGTATCGGAAGATTATCAACTCGAACGAGTGACGTCTTTGGGTTATTTTGGAGCAAGAGACATTCTCTCTCTTGGTTATAATTGCAACTTCTCGCTCGGTACTTTCCTATTGCGCGGAGCCGATGTTTCCGGAGCGGTTTCGATGCCGGGATGGCAATCTGACGGATCGAATAACATCAACTCGTCAGGGCTGTATACTTTCACGGTGATTGATATTCACACGCTTACCGTGCTTGCAACCATCATGGGAGCAAAATACGGCGGCGGAGATATCGATATATCGGTTGGTCAGTTATTGAAGAGGAGCACGAGCTGGCAAGCCAGGCAATTGCTACCCGGGTTGCAAACATCTTAGTTCTTTTTGTACGTAAAAGTTTATACACCACTAAAAAGGGAAAAAAACGATGAATTTGCTCGACCTCGAAGAAGAAAAATTTAAAACTGTCACGGTTAAAGGATACACCTTCAAAATAAGGTGTATCCTTCCCACCGATAAAATGTTAATCACTCAACGTCGGACACGGATGCAGAATGGGCAACCGGTGGAAATGTTTCTCACCGATGAATTTATTTTCATGGACAACGTTGCGACCGTTGATGTTTGCACTGAAGACAGACCAAAAGAATTTGATGCAAACAAAAGTTCTATCAATTGGCCGGATATTGATTTAATCAACATGCTTGCCATGGAAATCAAATCTCATTCTGAAGACATTCAAGAAAAGTTAAAAAAAAATAGACCTACTTCTTGAAGCCAAGAAAGATCAGTATTTCACTGACGGGTTTCTGATCAAATATTTTCAAATTTTCCCTGTTAATTTCGACAGGGAAAATTTGTTTCCGGAGCAAAAAGCATTTCTGGTTTATCTGCTTGGTGTGATTCCATCCTTGGAAACATGGAGCATGAACGTTGATTACATGGTGAAAAAACGTGAGATTGAGAAAATCTCAGTGAAAGATATTGTGATCGGACAGTCGGAACTTGATCTGCTTAAGATGCGCGGTGGCGACATCGGAAAGGTCAAGAGAGAGAGAGTGCCGCAAGAACGTAAAAAAAGGCTTGAAGAATTAAACAAAGAATATGGAATAGAAGCTGAAAAAGAGGATGATTCCAATAATAATATGCCGTCGATGAAAAATGTAAAAGATCCTCGTACTCGAATTTGGGATTTACTTATTGGAAAAGGATTGATAAAAGATGGCCAGTAATTTTAAAATAGAAGTGAAAGGCGTCAAGGGCGGAATGTCCGCCGGATCAAGACCGTCGGGTGTCGGATCTGATGTCAGTGCGATCCGACAAAAAGCTATACAGGCGCAAAAGAATACAGAGAAAAATTCCAATGTTTCAATGAGTGCGATGAAAGATCTGACAAGCACCATGAAAGCATTGATCCAATCCAATAAAAGTTTAATCGAACATTTGAAAAGAAGCGCGGCAAGTGGTGGCGGTGGCGGCGAGGGCGGACCAAAAGGCGGTGCGTCCCGGTCTTTGGCGTCAAATGCGGCGGGAGCGATGGGCGGCGGAGCTCTTCTGGCATTACTCGGATTCGCTCTTTCCAAAAGTAATATGATCGGACAAGCGTATATCTCAACGGCAGCCGAACAAAGTAAAAATGTGGGAATGGGCGGATTCCGGACAGGCCGGGGAATGTATACGGGGTCAGAAATTGGTTCAGGGATGAAATCTTACTCTTCCAGCAGTGGAAGATTTGCGAACAATGCATCGGTAAATGGTTCCGCAATACAGGTTGGAAATATATTCGGATTATCGGCGGACGAAGCTCTCGGGCAAGCGGGAAAGTTTGATCGTGCGGGAGCAAATTACACGAATGCGGTCAATTCCGGTGCCGGAGCGGGAATCCAGACTCAATTGCCCATGTTTATTTCAGCGATAGGGGATCAGTTAGAGGAATCGGTCGCGGCGGGAATTGATACGTCAACGATGTCCAAGTCGATCTCAGAAGATATGGCCGCACTCACGGCAGCGACAAAGAATCAGGACGTCCGCACCGCAATGGCATTCGTGAATGCCATGAAAGGGGTAAAAGAAGCCGGGGGAAAGGGTCAGATAACCAATATCGATCAGTTGATGGCATATAAAGCCGCACAGAGTAAGGTTCTTTCAAGCGTCAATCAGGAAGGACCGAAAGGAGGAATGGCAATAGAGGATATGCTGAAGAAAGGAGATATCAGCTCCGAAGCCGCTGAGAAGTTGAGAGCAATGAGAGGATCGGGGAAAACAATTACAGAGGCCGATTTCAACAATGTCTCAAATGGCGGTCTTGGGTTTGCCGTATCGGGACGGATGCAAAGACAATCAGAACAAACAACGCTTGAAGATGTTGCAAGTGGATATTTGAATCTATACAAAGGAGCGGGATCAAAACAAGCTCAATTAAATGGCGCATTTTCGTTGGCTCAATCCAGCGGTAGTCAACTTTCCCGTCAAATGCTTGAATCTGTTATGGGACTTGGCGATGCAAGAGCAGGATTAGATAAAGACAAAGGGGCAAGTTTAATCGGGGCAAAAGATGACCAGGTAACAGGTAGTGCAAGCGGAATATCGGTTAGCTTGATCAATGCTCAAACAAATCTTTTACTGAAACACGGAGACGCTTTTGCATCTGCAACCGTGAAAGCAACAAAATCATTATTAGAGTTGGCAGACAATGTTGCCACCGCAACAGAAAAAATAATCAATCATGTTTCCAAAGATCCTGTTCTTCAAACTGCGGCAAAAGTAGGCAAAGCGGTCTGGGAATATAGTTCGGGACAAACGATCTATAATGCAGTTTCGGGTGGTCAAAAAGCAAAAGCAGATGACAAGAAAAATATTAAGTAAGTGATAACCAATGGAAAATATAATTT